GAATTCTAATGTTATTGTAGTTGGTAGAACATCACAAAGCGTAGATGATAATGGCGACCCACAACCACCATCAATTAATGTAAATGGTTTATACGTTATTAAGGCTAGAGGTGGAAGCCCCGAAGCAATAGACTTCGTAGAAGAAGACACAGAAAATTGGTTCTTTGACTGATTTGTTTATCGAGTAGCCGAACTCTACCTCAATCGGTCAGAAGGGTGAGAAGCCCTTCAACAAAATAATGGAGAAATAAAAATGAATGAATATAAAATAACAAATAATGTAATGCATGGTAAAAGTTTCGCATTCCCTATGGGTAATGCAGACTTTACTACTTGGAGACAAAATGAAGATACTGGAGAATATTGGATGAAATTCCATTTTCCTTCCGGTAAAGAAATTAGACTTAAAGTAACAGAAGAAGAACTAAACGATATTGTCCACAATTGGACAAACGTAAATATAAATTTTAATGGTGTTAAGAATGAGTTGGAATGTTAAGAAAGATGAAACAGTAGAAGTAATAAGTTATGAAGAAAGAAAAAAAGCCATACGCTTACAGATTAAAGAGCGTATGACTAATGATAAAGAATTTTTATTATTAGGAGTAGTAGGTTTACCTAAAACAGGTAAAAGTGGAACGGCTATGGATTGTCGAACGGAAGAAGAAAAGAAATCAGGTATGAAAGTATTAATTCTAGATTTAGATGATGGTTGTACTGCTACGTGGAATTCTTCTTGGAAAGATGAAAATATAGAAATCTATGTTCCTAATGTTCTAAAGGCAGATGGTAGTTGGGATTGGGAACAAACCTTCCATAACTGCCATGCTTGGTTAGAATACGCTAATGAATGTGTTGCTGAAGGTAATGTCAAAGCAGTAATTCTAGATGGTGTTGATAAAGTTAATGAAGGTTCTAGTGATGTACTAAGAGAAGCCTTAGTGAAGTCAAACAATAAAGGTCAATCTATTATACATGATATAGATTCAATAAAGGTTCAACCTTTAGATTGGAAGATTAGGAATAGAGTGTATAATAGGATACTAAATCCTTTTATCGCACTAAAAACAAATAGGATTTTAATTACACATTTAAAACCTATTTATGAAAATATAAATGTGCCGACACCCGTAGGTTTTGAACCGGATTGGCATAAATCAACTCCACAAAGATTGCTACAGATACTAACATTATCTAAAATTAAAAGAGCGGATAAAACATTATATCGTGCAGTATTAGATGACTGTAAAACTAATCCCTCTTTAGTAGGTAAATCTTGGAATGTCTTTGAAGTATCTAAGACAGACAATAAGTGGATAGGAATTGAAGAATTTAAGAATGGAGATTTTAAGTGAGAAACATGTCTGAATGGAATATAAATATAAATGCAAATAAATTAAAAGAAGCACTAGAAGATGTAGCATTGAAGGGAAAATACTTTGATGGAATGGCTAGTAAAAACAGTCGTCTTTCTGAAAATGCATATATACAATGTAATGAAAATGGGTTGTTTATATGTAATGCGAATGAAGCAACGGCTTGCCTAATACATCTTCCATTAAGTGAAAATGAAAGCATTAGTTCTACAAGTGATATGGTTGTAGTAGATATAGATAAAACTACGAAACTTCTTAAAACATTTAATTCTAATGTAGAGATTAAAGTAGGAGATTTTCTAGCCTTTAGTGATACATCTATTAATAGTAAAATGCCTAAAGTTCTAGAACACACTTCTACTGTTATGATTAATATGTTAATAGCATATTTTGAAACTAATTCTTTAGAACTATCTCAAGATGATACTATGAAAGTCTTTAGAAAAACTACCTTTGAAAGTAAGATTACTGTTTTAGATACAGAAATGGTAGAAGTAGTAGAGGCTTGTAATATTATGAACTTAGCAAAGTACAAGTTTGAATATAAAGAGAATAGTCAAGAACTATTTATATCTTCTAATAGAAGTGAAACTGAAACATTTACTATGATAGTTCCTACTATACATACGGCAGGTCAAAGTGCTACTGTTGAATTTACAGGAGTATTTCATAAGTTTATGAAAGGAGTATTCCAAATTCATTTGAAAGATGATTCGCCAGTATTACTAACATCAACTAATAGAATATTAGTTAAAGCACCTTATTTGAGGTATTAAAATGATAATTAACAAAATAGAAACAGGAATAGGATTGAGTTACAAGGAGGACGGTAAAAGAATAATAAAAACTATACCATACTCTGAGTACCCTTCTTATTTCTATATACACGATGAACAAGTAAAACCTAATAAGATTAAGATTAAAGATAAATGGGGTAGATTTGATTTAGACCTTCATTATGAAAGTAATGAAGAATATAAAAATCTAGAAAATGAACCTTTAGTAAAGGTTACTTGGAAACCAAATCATAGTCGCTATGCATATAACGTTAGAAGATTCTTTGAAAAACAAGGTAATGAAGATTTAATTCATCCTACTTACGAAGCAGATGTTAAACATGAATATCGTTATGCTATAGATAAAATAGATTCTATTAAAGAGTATAATATGACCAAACTTTATTTTGATATGGAGTGGATGCAAGGTGGAGAATATGATGAACAAATTACTTGTATTACTTGTAGAATTGGTGATGAAGATTTCTGTTATTATTGGCTTCCTTCAGAAGGAACAGAAGCAGATGTAATTAATGATTTCTTAGATAAGATAGTATCTTCAGATGCAGATATGATTATCTCTTGGTTCGGTTGGAAGTTCGATATACCAAAGTTAATTGAAAGGGCAATCGCTAATGGTATTGATATTAGAAGAATATCACCATACTTACAGATAACAGGTGTATCTTCTACTAAAGAAGGTGTAAAGTGTAACAGTGAAATAATACATAGATACTCTCCAGTAAGTCAACCGATAAAAGGTAGAATTGTAGTTCCTTTAGATTTAGCATTTGAACGTCAATGGAATGACTCTCAAAGAGGTACGTTACCATCAATGGCTTTAGACTATGTATCTGAAACTATATTGGGTAATAAGAAATTAGTAAGTACTAAGTTTCCTGATAAGAATGAATTCTTTCAAAGAGGTTGGTTAGAAGATACAGATACTTATCTTGATTATGCTATTAAAGATACACAATTGATATCTGATTTAGATAATAAAATGAATATCACTAATTCTATTTTATCTTTACAAAAATTATTAGTTGCTCCTTTTGATGCTTGTTTTTATGCAAGCAATATGGGTACGATTTACTTTTCAAAAACGGCATATTGGAAAGCCCCTACAGGGCGAAAAACAGGACGAAAAGATTACGATGGGGCGATGGTGTATAATCCTCTAACGGAGGGAACAAACGGTCTTCATTGGGGTGTTGCGGCATTCGATTTCGCAGGTTTGTATCCTTCAATGATGGTTGCTAGAAATATAAGTTGGGAAACTAAAAGTATGAAACCTACTTCGTTCGCAGTAAACCTTAGCACACCTAAAGACTTTAGTGAGTGTAAGTATACTGATATGTTATATTATAATACTGATGAGTTAGGTATGTTGCCAAAGTCAGTTCTTAACTTAAAGACTCTAAGAGATTCGTATAAACAAAAAAGAAAAGAGTCTTCTTCTACAGAAGAATACAATAAGTGGGATTCTAATCAATTAGCAGTTAAAAGATTAATGGCTTCCTTTTACGGTGTGTTAGCATATCAAGGATTCGGTTGGGCTGATGTAGATTTAGCGGCTAGTATAACTGCTAGTGCTAGAGAAGCAATCAGAGAAGCGGCATTTAAAGCGAGGGAAATGTAATGGCTAGAACAGATAAAAGTAAACCAATAAGAAGAGAATGTGTAGTTTGTCATAAAGTATTTAGATTGGCAAAAAGAGATGTAACTCGTTGTGCTACTTGTTCTCGTAAAGCAAGAGAAGCAATTCAAAAAGCGAGGGAAGAAAAGAAATGAGTAAATTTAGATTAGCAAGTGTTAAACATGCAGAGTATGAAATCTATAAAGGAATGTTAGTTAATAAGCGTAACGAACCTATACAAAGAACAATGCAAAATATCTTTGATAGAGTAGTTCCAAAAGGAGATAAAGTTGCCTTGAAGAGATGGAATACTGCAATTAAAAATGTTAAACATCAGATGGAAAATAAAATG